ATCTTATTGGGGTTATGTCATTAAAAGAGGTACCCTCTTCTATATAATATTTCCAAGTTGTTCCAAGACCTAAATATTTTGTTCCTTCTAAAGCAACCCAAGGATGCAAAGCTCTGCAAGTTCCTAAAAATGTACTTAAACTATCTTTTTCCCAACCGCCAAATTTTTCAGGAAGGCCTTGCCTAAATCTAACTAAGTTAGAATCAAACCAACCGCCTTCATTACTGTAGTCAGTTCCTTCTCTATTAATGCCTGGTTTAAATAAAGTTTTTTGTAACGCCATTTTTTTATTAATCTGTTTTACCTAAAGGACTCAGCTCTGGTGTTTTGTTTATTTTTAACAAAGCTTGAAGCAAAGAATCCTTTGAATCTATTTTATCTAAAGTTTTAATGCTTTTAGATACTTCAGTTAAATTTTTTGTACCATCATACGCATCAAAAAACACTTTATTAATTGGCAAAGCAACAAAACAAAACATGTCGATTTGACCATTTCCATATCTTACCACTTTATTTTGGCGAATGTTATCAGCAGTTCTCTTGCTTGCACGCAATTCCCAACGATAAAAATCTTTGTTTCTTCTTATATATACAGTATTGGTAGTCTTTACTTGAACCCTGTAAAGATAATTATCGTGGTCAAGAATAAGATCTGCTCTATGACCTGGTGGAGCTAAAATTACAGAGTCGCAATATCGCAACAAGTATGATGCTGCTAAATATTCACCTGCTAATGATATTCTAGCAGAGGACTCAGACATCTAGCCTCCGTTATATGTGTTGCCAGTCTTTTCCTTCAAACATTAAAGCTTCTGCTTCTCTTCTTCTTGTAAGGCCAGGCAATACTTTACGCTCACCATTTACAGTTGCTTTGTTCCATCTTTTTATTTGTGCAGGAACTTCATTGTATTCTCCTGCATTTAATTTTTTTAATAAAGTAGATGCTTTTAAATTAGCTGGACCTAAGTTGTATACCCAAGAAACTAAAGCATCAAACTGACATTGATTTATTGGCGCTGTAACAAGAGAGTTTACATAGTGTTCGTACTCGTCATCAAGTTCACGCCATAACATAAAGTCTGCTTTTTCTTCAGACCAAACATCACCCTCTTTAACATCTTTGGTATATCCGTATCCTATTGTCCAAACTCCCGCAGCACATTGATAAGCTTCAAGCTCACAACCTTCAAATTTTTTTATAAGTTCAAAACCTTCGTCTGAAGTGTGCATTAGTTTCCGAATATAATTGTTATAAAAGCGATAAGCAAAGTTCCTACAAAACCAAAAGTTCCAAACATTGCTATTCTTAAAGTTTTGTTTAAATCGTTCATTTCTTGTTTTATTTCTGCTGTTTCGCGAAATATAGTCTTCCATCTTTCCTCACATTTTGCTTCATGCGATTTTAAGTCTGATGCAACAGATTGAACTGTATTTCTACTCGCCATCTTTCTTATCACCCGTATTGGATGCTCCAAAGTAAAACGATATAACTGCTGACGCCAACCCACCTAAATATCCTAACACTAAATTAATTAAAGCTTCAGAATTTTGTTCAGGTGGTTGCAAGGTTACAAGAAATATATAACCCATAAACCCACCAACAACAGCAATACCCATAATTCTAGCAGTCCAATCTTTACTAAAGTTTTTTCTAGCGTCTTGTTTTTCTGCTGTTTCTAGTTTAAATATATCTACATCTAGCTCTTTCATTTGAACTTCAAACTGTTGTTCAGCTTTTTTAAGTTCTAACATTTGTTCGGGTGTAGCTGATTGAATGGCTTGATTGATGGCTTTTGGCTCAGGAGAACAACCTAGGACTTGTGCAACAACAGAAGCTGCTTGTCCACCCAATGGTCCACCCAAAGCAGATCCTAGTGTTGGTGCTATGGCTCCTACTACATTTTTGATCAAATTAAATTTCATAATTACCCTGCTAATGGATTTTTTTCTTCATTAATTTTAGATTCTATCTTTTGTACATCTTTTTGTAAGTTCATGTACTGTTCTTTTAAAATAGACCAATTGTTGGTGTTTTGATTAACAACCCCTTCTAAAATATTTATTTGCTCTAACTTTTTTAATTTTTGTTCCATAACAGAAATTTGTGTTACAAGGCTGTTAATGTCTTCTTCGTAAGAAACAGATGCTTGTGCCTCTAAGTTTTCAATTCTATTAACATAGGTTGCTCCTTGATAGCCAAAACCAGCAAGGGTTGTAACAATTCCTACAAGAGCTATTAATTGCGTTGTTTTATTTTCAAACCAATTCATTTTTTATCCTACAAATTAGGTTGCATTGCTTTTAAGTTTACCAAAGTTTTTATGTTTTGGTTAAACAAACCGTTAAAAGCTGTTCTATTATCTAATAATGTATTGCTAGTATAAATGTTTTTTGACTCATACCAAAGCTCTTGATTGGGTATAGATAAAGCTCTGTAATCATTAAATCCAACAACATACCCCATGTATGCAATAATTTTATCTTCTGATCCATACTCTCCTGTTTGTTCTTGTTTGTTTTTTATTTCGTTTTGAGCCTCTTGCATGTTTTTAGTAAGGATTTGATCTGCTATTTCATCTGAGTCTGATCTACTGTTATTTGCGGATAAAGATGTATCAATTTGTACATCATTATTGACTGAAGATGTATTGCTAATGTTACTAGCCATAGTTGTTGTATCTGAAAAAGATTCATCTGATTCTGTAGAAACAGAAACGCTCATTTGTAAAACCTCATTGTTTTGTGCTGTTGAAGATGCAAATTGATCTGAAATACTAGGTGAGTTGCTCATAGAAACACCGCCACCGCTTGATCCTGATGAATTAGATGAATTGTTTAAATTGTTGTCATCGTTTTGACTTGTACCACTTACACTGTTGTTGGCTGTTTTAATTGTAGATGAAACAACTCGCAATGCGACATCTCTAGTTAATGAACTCTTTGTATCTTTGTTTTCAACAAAAATTTCTTCAATGGTTTCTTCCTGCCTTTCTCTTTCTTCTCTAACTTCTGCAACTTGTTCCTCTATCTCTTCTTCGATAAATCTAGGCTCTAGTTCTTCTTCTATCACTTCTTCAAAAATGGGTTCAGGCTCTTCTTCTATTATTCTTTCAGGTTCAGGCAAGTTTTCTGCTAAAAAGGTTTCTTGAAAAATAAATTCTTCAATCATAATTTCTTCACGAGGCAAAAATCTTTCTTCTTGTGCAATTTCAAATATTTCAATTGTTTCTACTGGTTCGGAAAAAGGTTGAGGTTCATTAAAAGCTTGTTGTTGTGGTTCAAAAAATATTGGTTCTTCGTATGATTGCATAGGCTCTTCTATGTAGCCAAACTGTTGCTCTTCTTCTATAGGTGGGTTGCTGTAATTTTGTTCTTCTTGATATCCATAATCAATTTCTTCTTCTTGAAAATAAGCTACGGATTCTTCTTGCTTGTAGCCTTTGCATGATGGAGAGTATTGAGGGTCAATGTCACATTGTTCATCATCATAAGCTTGCCAATATCCTGCACAACTAACATCATTTAGTGGGTTGCTACAATCAATAACCTCGCCAACAAATAAAGAGCCACCGTTTTCTAAATTTTGATTTTTGTCTGAATTGTTCCAGTTATAGTTGTAACATTCTTTGGAATTGTATTCTCCTGTATTGCACTCATCATGAAAATAATAAGTTTCAAACTCATCTTCTTTGCCTTGTATACCTATAAATACATCATGGTCTTGAATGTCTAGCTCGCCATAACGAGCCTCGTAGGTATCGTTAGGGTATAACCAAAGCTCAAAAGTATTTTTTGAATCTCTGTAATATTCCCACATTTCATACCAACCAAATATAACTTTATCATCAAAACTTTTGGCCAACATGGAAGAATTTTCTTCCATAATAAGGTCAGTCCAAAACGGATAGATTGTATAGTTGGTGTTGGGGGATGGGCTAGGATTGTACTGTGTGCAGTTTTTTTCCCATGTGCTTGCTGTAGATAATGAGCCTAATATTAAACAACCATTGCTAGCCATGTAACCTTGGTTAAAAGTTTCGCCAAAAAAATTAAAGTCAAAGCCAAAGTTAAAAACTTGAGATGTGCCGTCATCACTTGCTGACATGTTGGTAGCATTTTCTAAGCGTAAATCCCAAATGGGTTTATCTTGAATAAGGGTGACTGTTGTTTGGCTTAAAGCTGTAACACTAAACAGACACGCTATTGCGTAGCATAAAATTCTTTTTTGCATTGTCTGTTGGTTTTAGTTTTTTTT